TATAAAAACATACTATCGGCGCCATCATCATAATAATAAATTGTACATATATGCGTGTTTCCTATTGTTGAATCAGAACGTTCATATTCTTCGTCAATTTCATTTGTATAAGCATTTGCAAATTCATCTATTGTTGAGTATACGAAGTCTACCGAACTTGCTTTTGCTAAAGATACGACATCTGGAAACATTGAATCTTGAAAAAATACTTGTTCAAATGGAGAATCGAGTGACATATTTTCCCAGTAATCTTTTTTTTCTTCATCAGTCCATTCTATTAAATTATTATCTTTATCATAATTTTTAAAATTAAATTCTGTGTAATTATCTATCTGTGTATAAAAATTAGTATCTTGATTGAGCTGAAAAGAAATATCTCCGAAATCATAATATACGGGTTCTGCTTCCTGTTCTTCGTTAGCTATATTATCATTTTCGGTTTCATCACTGTTTTCGCTTAAAGAACTGGCAAGCCATTTAAATCCACCGATTGCAACAACTAGAATAGCAAATACAATTAGAGATTTTTTTATATCTTTTGAATTTACATATATTATAATTGAAATAATAATGGGAATGGCTAAAAACCCCAAAATTGAACCTACACTATATAAACTCATAACTTCTTCTCCTTGAATTGTAAATTTATTTTTGTATTTATAGCTTACCTATGACTTTACCTAAACAAGATACATTGTCATATTCATTTATTTGTATATTGTCATAATTAGTATTTAAAGAAATCAGTTCATTAATTCCTTTCTGTTTTATAAATAATTCATTGTTAATTTGCCACGCTCCAATTTCTCCGATTTCGATATCAGGCATTGATTTTATAAACACTCTTTCCCCATTAAAATATTCAGGTTCCATGCTATGACCAGATACAGTGATGACATAATTAGCTTGTGCTGCTTCTGTAGAAAATGGGACTTGTATCATTTCGTATCCTGAATCAGTGTCATATTGTCCCCCGCCTGCGGAAAACCTAGAATATATTTCAGGTAAATATATAGTATTTTCTTCATAAACGAATGAATTGTTTTCTAGCTTGATACCTTTTAATTGAACCGTACGTTGTAATTCTCTATCTATTGATATATT